TCAACCCCTCTAGTTAATATTAAAATTTCTTTATTATAGAAATTTTCAAAAAAGAATTTTGGGTAAGCATTAAATCCTGAGGCAACATTTCTCCAATAACTTAAAGGATCGGCGTTTGATATAGTTCCTGTTTCTGATAAACTTCCGTCTGTTCCTATTTTTGCAAAATTTAGTCTTTGGGTATTATTTGCACTATTGAAGCTAAAATTCCCACCAACATAATAACCTCCATTTGGATCTTCTTTTATTGTATTTACTGATGTTCCCCAATCATTTCCAGCATCGAAAGTGGGATCAATTGATCCGTCTTGATTAATTTTTAAAATGTTAGTCCTATCAAGTGCGGCAAAAACACCACCAATCAATATTTGATTATTACTATCAATTTCCACACTTCTTATTTCAGATAGTGCGGTAAAATCTTGTAAATTCTGTTGTAATTCTGTGAAAATATTAAATAAAGTATCCACAATACCTGTCGGTGTTATCCTTACTAATTTTTGTATATTTGAATCCCCTCTAAACTTCGTCATTTTACCTCCGACAAGTATATTGTCATTAGCATCTACTTTTACAATTTTTACTTCTCCCACAAACCCATTTGGTTCACCAGGAATTAGTGTCGTCACATCAAAACTGGCGTCTATGGTACCATTAGTATTTAAAATAACTATGTTTTTATAGTTTGCGTTAGAATTCCAAGAATTAAAAGAACCACCAACAACTATTCTCCCATCCGATAGTAAATCAATAGAATTAACATACCCACCACCATTCGCACCACCACCAACACCACCTAAATTAACACCAAAAGATACGTCGTAGGTACCATCACTATTTAATCTTGCAAGACCGTATGGGGCATTAGCACCACCAAATTGTGAGAATATTCCACCTACTAAAATTTTACCATCAGGCTGAATTTTAATCGCCTTAACTTTACTACCTGAAGCGGTTCCAGCAAAAAATCCACTACTAGTGTTTGTTTTAAAAACTGTGTCATATAAACCAGTTGTACCATCTAATCTTATTATACCACCAAAGTTAAGAACACTATTATAAGTGGTAAACCAACCACCTACTAAAATTTTACCATCCGCCTGAACGGCAACCGCCTCTACAGGTAAATTAAAACCATTATTATAATTATTACCACCATTACCAGTATTAAATTGACTATTTAATGACCCATCTGTTTGATTAAGTTTTGCAATTCCTATTGTATATACATTTGGTGATGATCCAAAAGTATACTGAACAAACGCACCTCCTAATACCGGATTATTAGTACTATCAAATGCAATGGAATTTATATAATCACTAAATTTACCACCAAAACTACCCGCAGTAAAATATCCATTACCCCACCTAAATTTAATTCCGTTTTCGTATATAAAATTTCTCAAAGGACCATAAGTAGAATAAAGGTCAACTGTTTGTTCTAATTGACCTAATGTCATTCCTGTAATGATTTGAAAATACTCTACCCCTGCAGGAAATTTATAATCTTTACTCTGTTCAGTTAATCTTAATTTTAATTGTGCAGTACCAATTTGTTGATTAGTTTTTATATATGTTTTATTTACGTTATTTAAACCATTTTGAATGTTATTTGTTGTTCCAGTTACTGATGTTGTTCCAAATTGGTTTAACGTAGAACCTGTTAAGTTTGGGTCGTTTATTAAATTTAAATCAGTGAATGTTAATAATTGTCCAGCACCACCTAATTGTTCTAAAGTACCTTCATCACATAAAAGAATCAAAGGTAAATCCGTAAAAGGTACTGATGGGTCTTCTAAATTTGTTTGTGGGTTGGTGTTTTTAACGGTAGTCGTAATATAAGTACCATCTTCAAAGTATGCTCCTCTTGAATTTAATTTATTTAATGATTGTGACCAATGTGGTGTGAATCCTACTGCACCTATTTTACTATCTTGTTTTGGCCAAACGGCAATATTAGTTTTTGCGAACTTAGTATATGGTCCACTATAACCAGCGAAACCTTGATTTATTCCATAATAAAATGATTGTTCGTCAGTTTCGCATGTTTGAAATGTTGAACAATAATTAGGTGAAATTAATTTTTGGTATTCTTGTAATTCTGTAAAAGTATATTCGCCAACACTATTACTATCAATTAAAACACTATAATTAATTCTTTCTGATGTGTATACTGGGTCGGTTAAATCCCTATCCATTTCATATGTTTCACAAGTACAAGCCTCACAATCAGGATAACCCATCATAGGTAATGATAATCTAGGAAATGCCCTATCGTCTAACCTAATTGGGTTACTATCAGGACAATTTAATTCTGTTAAATTAAATTTTCTTCTAAGCCAATTTATTGCATTACAAATTGCAATTATGATAACAAATATTATATCAAAAATTAAATTTATTATTTTTCTTATTATTGGATAAAATCTAGCAACAAAATGCCATATAATAATTATTATTGGAAATACAACCGTAAATAATGTTATTAATAAATTGAATACGAAAAATAAACTATCAAAATTTCTAACTCCATCATTTACAGGAAACCTGTTTGTTGTCGTTGTACATGACCTATCGGTTATTTCTTTAATCCCTAAATGTCTACTTCTATTGAAACCCCATTTCCACCTATCTAAAAAAGCAGATACTGTATAAACTCTATTAAAATTAAACTCAAAAAACCTATCTTCACAATTGATTGCTTCTTGAATCATTTGATTTCCTAGTGTTGTTCCTGTGTCTCCATATTCGTTCCAGTCTAAACTAAACGCATAACTTTGTTTTTGTAATAAGTCGTTTGCAGGTTTTTGTTCAGGAAATAAATTCCAACCATACTCTTTAATGTTTGGTATTAGATAATCGGGTCTTATTACATCGTCATTTGCTCCACCCTCATTTTGGTACACTACCCTAAATCTATATTTTGCCTTTGTTGGTATTCCTACTGTTGGGTCGTTAGATAATACTTGTTCTCCAAATTCGTTTGTAGAAACAAAATCCAAATTCATTGGTAGTTCCACTAACCATGTTCCGTTATCATCAACTACGTTACCTCCTTCAGGTAATTGATACTGTTCTAAAACAGGGAGTCCGGCACTATCGTTATCTATTGTTTGTCTTATTGCTAAAATTTTAGCAGGTCCTGTAACTAAATCACAAAGATTACCAGTATCAAACTTAGGTTTACAATTAATACCCAAAGCGTCATCATCTGTTGCTGAAAATAATGATCCCATAAAAATTGATTGTGGTTCAATTACAATTCCTAAATCTCTTAAATCAAAATCTACTCTTGTGATACCGACATTACAAATATCACCTTCACCCCAAAATGAAGCGACATCCACATCTTTTTTAGAGTTTATAATTTGAGGTAAGGCGTCTAAGTCTGAGGACGATCTAAATTGTGTTCCAGCAAATTGTGACTCAACACCCATACCCATTCTAATCAAATCTGAGGGTCTTTGGGAGAAGCACCCTATGTTAGATATGTCCATGTCCATGATAACCGTTTGTATTCCTAATGGAACACCGACTATCATAAAGTCTCCGCTGTCGTTAGTTCTTACGGTATATTTATAATATTTTTCATATACTTCTAATACTTCTTGTCTTGTTAACACATCTTCTCTACTAGGGAATGTACCTGTTGGTGTGTGTCCCCCGTATTCTTTTTCGTAAGGTAAGAGGTTATATCTATACCCGTCTTCGTTTTTTTGATCAACTCTTTTATATGGGTAAAGTGTTGATATTACAACATCATTCTCGTCTTCTTGGGTTAATGGGACAAAAACAGAAACGGCAACATTAGGTACACCATAACCACCGTTAGCTACAACTCTACCTGTTACCACACCGTAATCAGCACAAAATCTTGTATAAACATCTGATTGTTTTAGTTTTAAAGATAAAATCTCAATGAAATCGAAATCTTGTTCGATATTCATTCTTATATTTTTATCTTTCCCTGGTGTGGTTCTGAATCTATAACTTTTTCCCATTATTACCTTTGTTGATAAATAGTTATTTTATCAATTTTAAGATAAGTCATAACTTATCAAAATAAATAATTTAACCAAAGTCAACGGTACTTAGATTTAAGACACTTACTTTAATGTCCTTATTAGGGAATCTTATTTGATATATTTGGTCAGGTTCTGCAAATATCGTATTATTAATTAGTCGTATCTGTTTTGTTGTTGTGTTCACATAACTTTGTGAAGTTTCTGATGATGAGTATTGACCTCCAACTTTATTATAGACTTTAACTTCACTTAATGTATTAACACCAGCAATATCTTGTATTTGTTTATTAAGGTCAGATATATTAACATTCTGACCCAAATCTCTATTTGCTGGATTCATGAAGTTTGAAGTTGTATTAATAATTTCAGTTATTACTTGAGATTGGCTACCAGGTGAATCTAAAACTACAAAAAATTCAAACTCTAAATCAATAACTTTTGCAACTTCTACGGAAATATAATCATTAATCATTCTATATCTTGATAAATAAGTTGCCAAATTTGAGATCAAGTTATTAGAAACCGTTTGTGTTAATGCCCCTGAAACATCATACGATAAAACTTTAACCGATATTTTATTATTAAATTCACTTATTTGAACCTTTGCAGGTGCACCAAATTTTCCAGGCATTGTCTCTATAAGAGATTTATAATCATTAATTGTTACAGCCCTTCTTTGTGCCGCAAAATTAAATGAAACCATATTTCTTACTTCATTAACGCTAGGTTGATTTGCCCCTCCTATTGCTGCCGTAATATTATTTACAGTTAATGACTGGACAACATTAGTATTGTCTTGTTGTGACGGACCATTAACACTAAAATCTATTTGACCTAATTGATTTATCGCACCAACACCAATATTGGACGATAAACCACCACCAATTCTATATTGTATAAACAATGTTGTGTTTGGTATAACGGTTAAACCTAAACCAATATTATTTTGATAATTCGCTAAGTTTAATTTTATACCTGTATTTGTAAAATTGTTTAATTGTTGTTCAGGTGTTGTTGTTCCTCCACCAAATTGTAACTTTAAAAACCCTTCAGGTGTATATTCAGTTATAAATCTATTTTGAGTTTTTATATATTTCCCTACTTTTACACCAGCGTTATCTGTTGGTTTTGTTGGGTCTTCTACAAATATTGTGTCTTCAACTAAAGAATCGACTTCATACCATCTATTTGTTGATGTCGAAAACTCGGCAAATGTTGGTGTTGTTTGGTATTGTGTTCCGTCTTTTTGTATTACTGAAGTTACCCCTAAAACATTTCTTTCAGGTAAGAAAAAATTAAAAAAGGGAACAACATCTTGTGGGTTAATTACTTTTTTAAATACTTTTGTGGCCCCATTTACTACCACTTCTTGTTTAGTAATGACATAACTTGATAACTTATTATCTTGATCAAATATAGGTCTAACTGTTCTATTGATAAAACCTTCATTATTAAATTGAGTGGAAAAATCAACGTCGTTAACTAATTCAAAGATCTGTCCTCCTCCTTGAAACTGGGATCCTGCCCTTAAAATACCTAAATATCTTGAATCAGGGGAATCACCAAATGGTCGTACTGTTATTGAAATATTAACAATCGCAACCGATGGTCTGTATCCCGGAATTTTAAGTCCGTAGGTTCTAGCAATATTAAATACTGAAGATCTTTGTTGTGCAAACTGTAATACTGTTTCTTGAACACTTCTATCAATATGATAATGTAAGTTGTCACCTATCGCAGCATTTAAATCCATGAACACAGAAAAAAGAGATGCGTCATTAAAATTTTGTATTAACTCAGGGTAATACTGTTGTGTATAATTTAATAAGTCTTCTCTTAAACTTACAAAATCTCTGTTTGTGTATGAAATTTTATTATTTGCCATATAACATTAAATATTAATTATTACAAATTCTCTAGAACCAAATGGGTTACTTTCATTTGTGTACTCTATTTTAACTTTTGCCGTGTATTCTTCGGTATTTGCACCAGGTAATCTGTAAATCTCGTCGTTAAATTCTTGTGATTCAATTCTTTCGATGCTATTTTCATCTTTAATATACGGTTCTATTGATATGTTTTGTATAGTTAAATTTGGAATGTATTCAGAAACGCTTTGTTGTATTTCATTTTTAATGGCTTCAAAAGTTTCCCCGTCAAGTGGTTCAAAAATATACTCATAGAGTCTTGTACCAAAATCAGGTAGGTAATACCTATAACCTTTTCTTGTTAATAATAAATGAATCAAATTACTTCTTATTTCCTCATCCGTTTGTTCTGATAATGAAAGATATTTTCCTGTTATACTTTGTCTAAAAGGAAAATTTATACCGTATGTTATACCATTTGCCATATATAATAAATATAACAAAACATAATTTGCATTATATGGTAAAAACTATTTTACTAAATTGTGTTTTGTTTTATCATGAACAAACTCATATTCTTTACTCATTGCACCAAATGTAACCTTATCCAAACTAATTGTTTTGATCCATGAAGGTAAAACAACATAATCTAAAGCCTTACAATTCATATTTGCGTTTTCTTCATTAATTAAATACCAATAAATCCAAACCAATTGCATTTTAGTAAATTGTTTTCCTGATTTATTAGTTATCCTATATTTGTTTATTGTTTTATCAAATTTAATTTCAGCTTGGAATGGGTTTAACCCAATGTCTGGTAAATCTGTTTTTAATCCTAATGTGTCATTATTTGTTAAAATTTTACACATTAATATATTAGTATTATTTATTTTTACAGTTTTAGACCCATAGTATGATGAATCCATACTAGTTCTATTTGATTCTGTTTGTTTAAATTTTTCATTAGCATCAAAAGGGGGGATTTGTTTTTCTTTTTTTTTAGTATTGAATTTTATTTTGAATGTTGCTTGTTGTCCAGGTATTGGGTATAATTTAGTATCTCTTTTTTCGTCTATTTTACCTCCCGTATCCATGATTCTAGAATACGTTTGTACTATAACATTACTAGATGGAAATTCTTTAATTAAAACATTTTTTAAAGAATTTGCCCTATTTTTTGCATACTCTAAATTTTTTTCTCTGTTTTTTTCACCTGATAGTCCTTCGTATTTATTTGTAACTTTTTCTATTTTAAAAGGATCATTCGCATCTGTATTTTTATAATCGGCATTCATCGGTCCGTCAACATAATTACTAGCACCACCATAAACTGTAACATTTAACAAGTTAGTCATTTCTATCCCCTGTTTGTCTAAATCCTCTTTAATTTTTTGTATAGCATTATTAATAGTAATTTCACTTTTTGTAACATCAAAACTTATGAAACCATTAACCATATACTCGTTAGGGTTATCTTTAGAATTTGTTTTATTTAAAGTTATTAATGGTTTAGAAAAATCTAACCCTTCTAATAATACCTGTTGTTTGTTAAATTTAACATACATTTCAAGTATATTTTTTTTTTCATTTTCACTTATAAATAATTTTTTCATACATATAATAAATATGTATATAAAAAAAATCACTAATTACTTAGTGATTTTTCTTGTAGGTTTGTATTTCCTCTTTCATGTCTTGGTTCGTATGGACAATGTAAACATCCGTTACCACAACATTTACCACGTTTCATATGGTAATCTTCTGTCATGACCATTCTACCTTGACTATCATAATAAAACTCAGTTGGTTGAAGTTTTGGTCCAAACTCTCTAACATATTGTTGTTGTATCCAATCTTTTGATGCCCCTACATTCATTTTAGTTAGTTTTTCTTTGGTTATAAAACGCCAACAAAACTTGGTATGTTAGCGTTATATCATTTCCCCATTGTACTTTCATGACTTAGACAATTTCACATGCTCCACCGGCACACGCAGCTTCTCCTCGTAGGTCAGTGTTATCTTGTAACTCAATAACTTTTGTAAGATCAACATTTGATAGTGTTTTAACCAATCTTTCAAAATCTTCTTTCGTACAGTCTTCAAAAGGTGCTTGTGTATATGTTCCTCCGTTGTATGGTAATACTGAAAGTCCGTTATAAAAGTCTCTATTATTCCACATCCAATCACCAACTAATTCCCACTCATCTTCTTTAATTGAAACGGTTGCCGATACGTTGTGAGTATTTTGTCCGTTTCTATGACCAGGTTTGATCCATTCTTGAGATACTTTTTTAACTCTCTCTAACATCTGAAATACTGACTCATGTCTAACAATTGAACCTTCAGGTGCTCTTTGTGGAATAGTAATTACCGCAGTATCATGTGGTCTAAAGTATTCATCTTCAATCAACTCAGGGTGATTAATTGCCAAGTATGAATAGATTGATTCGTTTTTACCAACACGGATTCTTCTTAGGTAATAATCATTATGCCAAGCGTGAATACCTGATGATGTCCCTAATACTAAAGATGATGTTCCTGATGGTTTAACTGTTGTTGTTCTTGCAGATTTGTTAATTTTAATTAATGATGCAACTCTTTCGTTTTCTTCTTTAACTGCCTTAGCAGCCCTTTTCATGTCATAACCTAAAACAACACCTGAACCAATACCTGTCATACCAACACCGATAAGTGCGTCTTTTTCGGTTGTTCTTTTCCAAATATCTCTCAAGTAGTGAAAGTCAGTGTATCCTGCCTGTAAAGTACCAATGAATGATGCCGCTTTAACTCTTTTATCAAAATCTTCTTGTGATTCAATATCTGAAGCATTTACCTCACATAAATTACAGAATTGGAATGGTCTTAGTGCGATTTCACAACAAGGGTTTGTTCCCCAATCTTTATCGTTAGATAGATAAATTCCTGGTTCCCCTGCTCCTGATAATTCAATACGTTTCCACAAATCCATAAAGAATTCTTTTGTAATTTTGTGACGAAGAAGTACCGCTGAGTTATTTGCTCTACCTCTTTGTGCGTTTTGTTCCCACCAATTTCCTGACTTACAAGAAATCATTTCTTCATCGTCAGCCGAAAATAATGAAATAAGTGCCGCTCGTCTGATACCACCTGCAAGTACCGCGTCTGCAATATGACAAACGATGTCGTGTGTTTCAATAGGTGTTAATCTTTCACCATCTTTTTTGTTATCCAAAACTTTAGTAATGTGGTGGATACAATCTTTTAATGGTTGAGGTCCGGGAGCCTTACCTCCTGATGTTACAAGCATCGCACCTTTTTGTCTAATATCTGAAAAATCAAACACAGGTGTTGATGATTTGTAACCTAAATACGATTCCATTAATACTTTAATGGCATCTGCCCATCCTTCAATAGAGTCACCAATAAGATAACGTCTCGTTCTTTCAGGGTTTGGTTTTTTTATTTCTGGTAGTTTTTCAACGTGGTGTTTTTGAACTGAGTATCCAACTCCTGTTCCACCTAAAAGTAAAAACATTGTTTCAGAAAATGCATCTACGTGATCGATTGGCATATATGCACAATTGTAGACTCTGTTTGGTGAGATTTCAATTGGTTTTCCACCAAATTGTAATGATCTCATAGATGGTAAAACTTTTTTGTCATACACCATTTTATATACCTCTTCTATCTCATCTTTGATGTGGGGGTACTTACGTTGGTGCATCTCTTTGTTACGTGTTACCAACTCTTCCCAAGTCTCTCTCCTGTTTAATTCAGGTTGAAACTTAGCGTATTTCATAAAGACAGTAATGTCACTTAATATTTTTTGCGAAATATCCATTTTATTCAAATTTAATAATTTATTTTAAGATTCTTGTTGTTCTTTTTGTTTTTTTCTTTCTAACAGCTCCTTAATTCTGTTCCTATTCTTTTCTTCTTTTTGTTCCTCGTGGCCAAGGAATGTTACACTTTGTTCTGTATCTATCTCTAACATACCATTGTCAAACTTACAGTTCTCAAATATAATCCCATCTTTACCGATCCTTGATTTTGTGATTGCGATTGTTGCCAAGTTCATTTCTTTTTGTTGTAATGATTTTGCGACCGTGATAATAACGTGTCCAACTTGTGCCTTTTTAATAGAACCACCCATTTGATCTGTTGTTACAACCTCTGATGATATTGAATTTCTGTTACCTTGTGTTGCTGTCCATCCCGCAATATCCAACTCGTGACACATTGCTTCAAATCCTCGCATTACCGATCCTTCACTCTTCCATTCATCACCTAACATCTTGTCTGGTACTACACAATCAATATAATCTAAAATAATCATATCAACTTTTATCCCTTCGGCAATCATTTTTCTAACCTGATTTTTAATCTGATTCATAGTTACGGTATCAGATGCCAATTTTTTCATAATCAACTTATTTTTTCTTGTTGACTGAATTTCTTTGACTCTCTCAGTTACTTCTTTTCTATTTTCAGAAAGGTCGTCGGGGTGTATTCCTGTCCAAAGTGTAAAGTGTTTTCTTTGGATAATTTTTGGGTTGTCTTCAAAAAATATCTGAAGAACGTTATACCCTAAGTTAAATGCGTGGTTAGCAATCTTTGTTGTGAACGTGGATTTACCAACACCGGTTGGTGCCAAAATAACACCGATTTCACCTTTAGCTAGACCACCTTTTAATAGGTTGTCAATACCAGGTACTCCAATTGGAATTGGGTGTCTATAATCGTCATCCAATACCTCATCAAGGTTAAAAAATACATCAGTAGTTCCCTTATCTACTTCACCAACTTGAAGTGCTCCCCTTACCATTTCTTCTAACTTATCATAACTCTCGAAATCACCTTTATCGATGATTGATTGAGCCTTGGTCATTACTTTTTGGAGTTCTTGTTGTTTACAGAATTTAAGGGACTTTTCTTGAACAAAGATTGAGCCTTCGTCTGAGACGTTCTTAACCTGATCTAATGTGTCTAAAACGCTCTTTTGAGCCATCGGTGAACTAATTTCTGACTTAGTCAATTGTTCAAGGGTATCAAATGTCGGTGTATGCTCATATTTTGAATAATATTCTTTGATCATTTGACAAATAATCTTGAAATATTGGTTATCAAAATAATGAGGATCAATAACTTCAATTATGGAATTAGAGAAATCTTTGTAAGTAATTATGTTATTTAGTAATTGAATTTGAAAAGTATTTCCTAAGTATCCGAAGTTCTTTTTGTCTGACATATTGTATAGATTTTTGTTCCTTGTTTTAATAAATATAGTTAAGCGAACGAATAATTAAGGTACTGATAAGATAAATTTTTCTCTGATAAAATGTCAGTTAACTCTCTTAAAATGTTTTTTATGTCTGGGCGTATATCCAGTGTATATCTTACCTTTGGCGGGTATAGTTTCGCGTCAATAATTCTATGACAAATTGTCTTGTTTCCAACCTTTAAGATTATGTTAAATATCTCAGGTCCATCTGTGTTTGATGTTTCTAAAACGTTTGGGTCCTCTTCAATCTGGTATCTATTGTCTAACATATATACCATACACTTGTTTCTCAATTTTGTTTGAAGTGACTCAGATAGATACTTAATGTACTCATATAATTCAACTGAACTTTCAGCCTTTTCATGATATCCTTTTACATTAAAAAATCTTTGTACCACAAAATTGTTGTTAAGTGTAATCAGAAACTCAACCTTTGTTACATCATTCTGCTCTTTCATAATTTTACTTTTTTGTTTTAAACTTTGTTTTTTCTTTTCTTGTTAACTTTAAAAATGGTTTTAAAAAATATACCCACTG